CGAGGCATTGGTCAAGGCTGGGATGAAGTACATCGACAAGGACAGGACATCCGTTCTGACAGAGATGGTCGAGCTGACGAAGAGGGTGGTCGAACACCTCAAGGAGAACTCACGCGAGGTGACCGATGACAACCTCCTCAGCATAGCCACCATATCAGCGAACAATGACGAGGCCATAGGTAAGCTCATCTCGGATGCGTACATCGAGGTGGGGCGTGATGGTGTAGTGATGGCCGCGCTCTCTCAGGACAATGAGACCTACAGCGAGGTCACACATGGTATGAGGATCGATAGGGGCTACTCCTCTGAGATGTTCATCACCGACCAGTCGACGGATGAATGTCGGATGGACGATGTCCACATCTTGGTATCGGACGCAGAGATATCCAACCTGATGAGCATGGAGATACTGCTCGGTGACATCATCGCGAAGAAGAAGAAGCTGCTCATCATAGCGCCATGCACCCGTAACGTGACCAACACCCTCGCGGCCAACAAGATGAAAGACGTGCTGAAGGTCTGTGTCATACCACCACCCAGCTTCGGATACCGTCAGCATGAACTGATGTCCGACATAGCCGAGGCGGTAGGGGCCACCTACTTCTCCGAGAAGACGGGTGACGACCTGTCCATCATCCGCATGGAGGACTTGGGCCATGTCAAATCCATCACCGTCTCTTCCGACATGACCGTGCTTGTCCATGACGAGGACGCTCCAGATACATCCGAGCGCGTCAAGGAACTCAAGAACGCAGCGAAGAAGGCCAAGAAGAAGGGCGACAAGGAATTCATAACATCACGCATCGCATCACTCAGTGGGGCAGTGGGCGTCATCCACGTAGGAGGCAACACCGACCTTGAGCAGAAGGAACTGTTCGACAGGGTGGACGATGCCATCTGTGCTGTGCGCTCCGCGCTGGAGGAAGGCATAGTCGCTGGGGGTGGTGTAGCTCTGGAGAACGCAACAGAGGCGCTGCACAATGTCGACTCTGTCGTACACAGCGTGATGTTCGAAGGTCTTCTGGCCCCGATCATGAGGATACTATCCAATGCCGATATGCGTTACGAGGACATATACACCTCGATGGACGCGGACGGCAAAGGCTACAACGTCAAGACCAAGGAGTATGGGAACATGTTCGACATGGGCATCATCGACCCACTCAAGGTCACACGTCACGCATTGCAGAACGCGGTCTCTGTAGCAGTGACGATACTATCAACAGACGCGATCCTGACAATGACAAGAGCATGAACATATACCCAGCCATGAAGGTCTCAGAGTATGACGACCATTTAGACCTATTGACGCACGTGCAAAGAGAGTTCAACGGAAAGCAATACCTGATACGGCACACGAAATGTGTCAAGATATACGAAGACCTGTCGGAATTTGTCGATGAGATCAATGAATTTCATCAGTATTGCCTGTACCTCATGGAGGAAGCGCCCTTCTCAGAGGAGTACAAGCGGTACTGGCAGCCGAGAGAGCTTGGTACTTTCGTGACCATGGATGAGATCTTTTTCAGAACTCGGCCCATGCAGGACGGAGGCTTATCTATCGAAGGCAAGGTCGACTACAACGGGGCGATATACGAACAAACGGTAGAGTTCGTCTCACCGAGAGACGATGCTATGCATGTCGTGACCGAATTCTTGAACGAGAAGATAGCCAAGTCCCTACAGACCAACAGCACGATGCCTGATATTGAAATCAAATACGTATGATCCTCCCGTTTTGGAGTCCTGTTCCGTCAGGAAGGAGGGTAGACTCAGGACACGCGGATCCTTCGGGAGTCCTGTTTCTATTTAATTCTTAATTTCGCATCCATGATCATCAACGAATTATTCCAGTGGGCAGCTATCATCGCGGTGGTACTGTGGCTTATCAGGGCGAACAAGGATATGCTGAGAGCTTCCAATCAGGAGTAAAGCTCACAGTCGAAATAGAGAATCCATAAAATGCGAAACATAATTTATGTAATCACGGCCATCCTTTTGATGGGATGCTCCAAGGAGAATCTGAGAGATGGACGCATGAGCGATGCAGAAGTCTATGAGAGATTCGTAGAATTACCCTCGCTTCATTACAAGGATTCCACAAATATACCCCCGCTTCATTACGATAAATCAGGCTGGTCTGAGGTCAACTTGGACAGCCTCATCCAAACAGGGTTCTACGTGTGGTACAGTATTTTACCGAGCGGTAACTTCATAGCTTATGAGGAGGGAGAGTTCGGCCCTATAACCGCCTATAATTCGGTAATGAGATTCGGGGTCACGGGATATGGGTCTTCGGGCTTTGTCGTCCCTTCAGGAGACAGCATCAGACTAGGCGTGACTCATTGGCCATCGGGATCGATAGTCGGCTCAGAGATAATCGAACTGAACTCGTTCAACACAGCGAGGTCATGGATACTCCGTAAGGACGTTCTGCCATTGAATCAAGGATTGGCATTCTGCACCTCGTTCAATGGCTTTGCTAACGAAGGGTTCATCACGGGAAGGATAGACGCATTCTTCAGAGACCCACAAGGGAACTTCTTCGAGGTGGACGCATCCAACACCACTAGCTGTTTGATAACGCTCACCAACTGCTGCGAGATGTTCACAGGCGCACAGGACTACGGGGCGATAACGTTCGTCAATCAGGTCAATGCCAATGGAGACGTGTTCCAAGAATGCAGCGTGGTGAATTACAGGTGTGACGTGTCCATCGTACATCCAGAGTTCAACGTCATATCCAACGCGTACTTCGGGAATTACAGGAGTCCATTCCAAAGCGACAACACCTGTGCTGGATTGGACAATTACATACTCCAAGACGGGGAGGTCTTGGGTGAATTTCTAAATAACTGACCATGATAGTCAACTCACCACCAAGAGGTTATGATTTCAACGACCACCTCATCGTTCCATTCAGATACGTCACCAACGGAGGGACGTGGAGCAAGGATCCACTCAACTACGCGACCGATGCACAGCTATCCGTATGGGGCAGCAACGGCTACAGCGTGGTATACTCGGTCTGTTTGCAGAGAAGCCCACAGCAGGAGGTGGATGAGATCGCCAGATACAAGAGCTTCGGCATAAAAGTCGACAGGAGTAGGCTCGGAAATGAGGAGGATGACGGTTCGGTATTGGACAACTCGGTAGATCCTTGGGAGGCTGGATGGCAATATGCTGATGCATATGTAGCCAAGGCGGCTGCGTACAAACAAGCCATAGAGACCGCCTATCCTGATATGGAGTTCATCCTTACAGCGCCATTTCCATCCAACCAACAGACGCAAAAGCAGACGATGAAGAGGATTGGCTGGTGCGCTAGGATAGATCAGGAACCCTTGGCGATCGGTGTCGACATGCATGTGTACGACAGATGCAACCCCATCAACAAGATAGACATGTCTCTCGCTCCCGCGTTCGAAGGGAGGAAGCGATTCTTCTTGGAAGTCGGGGCCATACCAGTTTTCTCTCAGGACATATGGATGAGCAGATCGATAGAAACCTTGCAGATGGTCAGAGCCATAGCAAGAGAGGGAGATGAGGTCGGAGTTCAGGTGATGGAGAACAATGTCGGTATTGGTCTCATAATGAACAAAAGCCTTACAGCTTGGGGCGACCATGTGGTGAGCATGGACTGGAGGAAGGTGGCAAAGATCTATGACAGACTGAGCGGCATCCCCTCTCCTTTCAAATTCCTTATAATCAAATTCGACAACGGTGACGAAGAGTATTGGAACGGATGGTATACCAACGCTCCAGTTGTCGGAACATACATCGACTCATGAGACCTATAGGAAAAAAGATACTCATCGACCCTATCGTAGAGAAGGTCGAGACCAAGACTGGACTGGTTCTTTCGAAAGAGGACACAGACCAGCTCCGATACAAGAGAGGACGCATCATCAGTACTGGAGATGAGGTGACCCCTCACATAAAGGAGGGGGACATCGTGCATTACGACACGAGGGCTGGCTACACCATGAGGATAAACGGTGAGGCGGTCACTTTGATCTCCGAAGTCGAGGTCGTTGTTGTCGAATAGCGTTGTTCATGTCCCGTATCTGCTGCTGATACATGCGGTCTGTGAAGCAAGCGTCCTCTCTGAAGATGGGATTCTTTACAGAGAACTCTGATATCTCCTCTTTCCCGTCCAAGACCTTGTACAATTTGGATATCATGCGCAATCCCTTTATCGAGACCTGATATCTTGCGGCCACACCGTTCATGTTGGGCCTGAACTCCTGTATCCACCCTCTGTCGACCAGACTATGGAACCTTTTCTTGTTCCATTTGAGGGCGAACTCCGATCTTCTGTACTGTTTCTTGGTGAAATACCTCTCCGATCTAAGGAACAGTAGCAGATCCAGCTCTGGCCCTGTCAATTTATTGGCTACCATCGCCCATCTGCGCACTATGTGCCAGTACTTTAGGTAGTCGGTTTGCATTTTGATTAGATTTGTATCCTGTAAAGCTATGAAAGAAAGAGAATATCATGTGAGACAGGACGAGAGATTCACTAATAGGGCGGAATCTGAATGGGATCACTCCAAGAAATCAAGAGGTCTTGGCGATACGGTGGCAAAATTCACCAAGATCACCAAGATAGATACTTTGGTAGCGAAAATGAGTAGTGAACTCGACACGGATTGTGGCTGCAAGAAGAGACAAGACGTGTTGAATAGTGTTCTCCCCTATAAAAAGTGATATGACGATCCTACAACTGCATGATATACCAAGACTTGCCAACCAAGGAGGAGGTGAGTTAGCGGAGATACTTGCTATAGTCGCTTGTGCTGTAGTGGCAGGGCTAATCTTCTGGATAATCAAGCTGGATAAGCAGAAAGAGAAGATGCTAGAGTACCAACAAGAGAACGACAAGGCCACGCTGACTGCCCTGAGTGCCGTCTCGTCTGTTCTTGACGCTGTAAAAGAGTATCTTCCTGAAATGAAAGTGGATATCAAGGAGGAGGTGAAGAACAGCAACATTTTGACCAAAGAAAGATTGAGCATCTTATCCAAACAAGTAGATGAAGCAAGAGCTGAGATATCAAGGCACTTAAAAAAAAGAGATGAGTAAGATCAAACATCTTGTTGACGGGCTACAGACCATGGCGTTCGTTGGATTCGATAAGGTAGAGACCGTGTCGATAAATTCCATGCCCATGGAGATATCCGACTTCCCTGATGGCAAGGGTGGTCGATGGAAGAAGCTCATCGTAGAGGAAGAGGACGTGGATTGCTGCCAGTACAAGGCGAAGAAAGGCCATGTCTTCAGGAATCACATCCATCAGAACGTGGAGATAGCCATATGCATAGGTAAATTCAAGATCGAAACGCCATTCAGGAAGTTCATAGTGGATAAGAACGGAACCTACAAGATAGACCCGAAGATACCACACAGGGTGACATGGCTTACAGACGGATCCTTGATCATAGTGTTCAGCCCCAAGTTCGGGAATGGTAAAGAGTGGGAAGCTGATGTAGATCTTACTGATGAGAACTAGAGGAGGCATATTAGGCGGTATAGCCATCATCCTTATGATCGGGGTGGGGGTCAATCGTTACGGCCCTGATAAGGTCGGGGCCATATACCATACACAAGGAGAAGCAATCAAATGCGAAAGGGTCGACACCTTCGAAGAGGCCGAAGCTTACGCATTCCTTATCGCTCAAGTAGGAGCAGAGAGGGGGTTCGGTGGAGGCTCATACCATTACGTTGTCATTTATGACTGGGTATTCAAGATGAACGAGGACAACGCTGTCAGCTACCACTCATCAGGCATGAACACAGCAACTATGGGCGTGATGTTCTGCCGAACGGACAACGAGGACTTCAACAAGACCACGATGTACACGGGTCGTAGGCTGATGATCGAGTTGGATAAGCAGTACAGCTTCACTTACGCCCTGAATCACGCGGATGTCAACAAGCAGAAGACCGACCCTCATGAATACATACCTTGGATAGACAAGATGGGCCTTAGATGGGATAAGAGGGATGAAGATGTACGGCTCAGGTCTGCACCACCAGCCCCTAGCTATGACAAATGGGTCAGGATATGAATACAAAGAAAGCGATAACAGTAGTCACCGACATGCTGATATGGATCTTGATACTATGGGTGGCTTATAAGGTCTGGCCCAATGAGTAACAGAGATAGAAATATGGGAGATATCACGATGGAATATCTCGCAAAGCACCCAAAGATGCTCACGAGAACGCTTGCTAGGCTACTTTTGAAGCACCACCCAGAACACTATGGCAGCTTAGAGAGTGCAAGATCAAATATAAGGTACTACAGGAATGCGTTAGGAGAGAAGAATAAAGCAAAGGTCAAGCCTGAGGACTTCACTAGGGAGCAAAAGCCAATAAGGGAGTGGATGAAGCACTTCTACTTAGAGCAAGAGCATGATAGCCTGAGGGATTTCGTTATTCCAACAGGGGTCAGTAGGACTCTAGTGATAAGCGATCTCCATATACCCTACCATGACCTTGAAGCTATAACGACCGCCCTTGAGTATGGTGAGGCGAACAACATGGACTCCATCATCATCAATGGAGACCTGATAGACTTCTATAAGGCGTCTAGGTTCATCAAGGATCCGACTCGGAGGAACCTCATCTACGAGATGGAGATGACACAAGAGTTCTTCGATATGCTTCGTAGCGCATTCCCCGACATACAGATATACTACAAGTTAGGGAACCATGAGGAGAGATGGGAGATGTACCTCAAGTCAAAGGCTCCAGAGATATTCGGAGACGAGTACTACGACCTACAGACCCGACTAGGTCTTACTGACTGGAACATCCATTTCGTTGGAGGAAAGCAGATCATCAAGTACGGAAAGTTGAACGTGATACACGGGCATGAGTTCGGCCAGTCGTTCTTCAATCCTGTCAACCCAGCAAGGGGTATGTTCTTGAGGGCCAAGTGCTCGACATTGGCAGGTCATAACCACCAAACATCCTCCCACCACGAGAACAACCTGAACGGGGACTCGATGGCTACGTTCTCTACTGGATGCCTATGTCACATGGAGCCAGAGTACGCTCCATACGCCTTCACAAAATGGAATCATGGCGCAGCCTTCATAACAAAGAACGAGGCAGGCACATTCCATGTGGATAATTTCAGGATAATAGATGGCAAGATAGTATGAGCGACCGAGAGAGATACGCTTGGACGTTCATTGTCATACTCATTCTCTTGATGACGATCGGAGGATTGTATTTCGATAACAGGCTCAGGGACAAGGCCGAGCAGGTGACAGCTTATGAGGCCACCAATGACAGCCTTGTGTCAGCTATAGACAGGAAGGGCAGAGAGACGGTGTCGAGGAAACCTATCGTGATGTCAGACCCAAAGGACTTCATCAAGCTAGACCTATCCGCCAGCCCAGAGTGGAGAGAGCTTCAGAGTCTGGTCAGGCAGATACGCGGCAAAGTCCAGCATGCAGCCATCATCAAGTCAAGGACTGAACTCACATCGGCAGCTCCCACCGTTAGGGATACCGTTCAGGCCGAGGTGTATTACAAGGGGGCCTATAAGGACGAGTGGGTGGAATGGAATGGGGACGCTGGCCCAGATTCATTCTTAGTCCACATAGTGATGGACAACGAGTACCAGTACACTCAGGTGGTGGAGAACCCCATCTTCAAGAAACCGAAGGTCACAGCTCAGGTCAAGAACATGAATCCATACACGAGAACGAAAGACCTCGTGAGCTTCGATGTGGATGTTCCAGTCGACAGGTTCTCTCTAGGCCCATCCATGACATATGGTATAGACCCATTCACCCAAAGGCCACACATGGTCATAGGGTTCGGGGCGCAGATCAAGATGATAGGCATAAAGTAATTAGCTACATTTGTGAAAAATCAAATCATGGAAAAATTAGAAGATCAAGAATTGAAATCACTTAAGGATATTTCTCAAGCCATAAATGAAACTCACAGCAGGATTGCTGATCTGGCAGTAGCTCAGAATCAGATGATATCAAGACTTCATTCCTTGTCAGATGAGAAGAACACATTGACCTCCAAGTTGGCTGAAAAATACGGAGAGGACTCAGTAATCAGCTTGGAGACAGGCGAAGTAAAAAGAAAAGAGAATGGGCAAGATAGCGGGATACCCAACGGATAATGACGTCCAGTTAAGCGACAAGCTCATAGGGAGTGATGTGGCAGACCAGTTCGGAGCGAAGAATCTTCAGACAAAGAACTATACCGTAGGAGACATCCTTGGGGTTTCTGGGTCACCGACCTATGTACCATACACTGGCGCTCTTGGCTCGGTGGACTTAGGTGTCTATGGCATGACCTTGACAGCTATCACGGTCAATGGCGCATTCACTGACAGCGTAGCAAGTGCTGGCACATTGAATCAGATACTCTCTGTTGCCGCATCAGGGTTCGTTGAGTGGAAGGATCCAGCGGCCGTCAGTGGAGCCGTGCCTTATGTTGGAGCCGATCAGGACGTAGACCTTGGTGGACAGAGTTTATCTCTTCTCAACATAGATATTGCAGGAACAATAACAGACCGCAACGATTCGATAGGAACGAATGGTCAAGTGCTTGTTTCAGCGAACACCTCAGGAACGCAATGGACGTCCGACCTTACTTTTTTGAATGAGGTGGTGACCTCTGATTTCACAGCAACAGGAACATTCAATGATGGAACCTCAACAGCGGCAACGGTTGGAGCCTTGTTAACTGGAACATCTTCTGGAGAATCACTTTGGTTCACGCCTGTAGAGGTTTTGAACAGGTCTTCCAAGGCTACTCAGTTAGCGGGTATGTTTGCAAATGATGCTGTGGTCGTGTCTCTAGGGTCGTCACTCACGAATGCATATGTCGTCTTCAACGGATCAAGGGTCACCTTCCAGCAAGCGGGTACGTATTTCATCGAATGTGGAGTCCACGCGATAGCTGATAGCACAGACCCAACTGCTGTTACTGCAGGGACAGTCGCCTTGCTCAACGGGGCGCTTATTCAGGATGCTAAGAAAATAAACACCAATGGAGATAACCTTGTCTATCACAATGAATCATGCGTCTTGAATGTTGCAGCAAACGACTACTTCGAGTTATGGTGCTTTAAAACAAACGGAAGCACATTCTCTCTTCGATCAGTTTCAATCACTGGAGTAACTAACATTCCAGCGCAGACCGCTATTAACTCAGCAGAAGTAAGGATAGTCAAGATTTCTTAATAAGTGGCTAGGATAAAGACATATCCGATCGACCTTGTCCCCACCCTCACAGATAAGGTGGTCGGGTCTGATGTCGACGAGAGTTCAGCAACGAAGAACTACACGGTAGGATCTATCTTATCCTTGGAAGGATCGACCACCTATGTCCCATACACGGGGGCATTAGAAGATGTCGACCTCGGATCTTACTCACTTACCCTCACAGACCTTCATCTATCAGGAAGCCTATACGATAACGTGGGGGGCACTGGATCTCTGAGCGACGTTCTATCGATAACAGCCAATGGGGTCGAGTGGACGAGTATAGGTATCGAAGAATTCGTTCCATACACGGGGGCCACAGGTGATGTCGATCTAGGAACCCACGGACTCACATTGACCGATATTGCTATCGAAGGATCGCTGATAGATGTATTTGGATTTACAGGAACCTCTGGTCAACTACTGTCTTCCACAGGGACTGGGGTACAATGGATAAACGATATAGGCCCATCGAACTATGTGCCATACCTAGGAGCGACCTCCAATGTGGATCTAGGTACAAAGGGACTCAAGACATGGAATCTGACAGTATCTGGAGTCTTGAACGACTCATCAGGGCTCGGAGGGACAGCAGGGCAGATACTATCATCGACAGGGACTAATGTAGAGTGGATAGATAATTCTGGAGGCGGTGGATTAACCCCTAGCAATGGACTAAGTGAAGTAACTGCAGGAGTTATTGGTCTTGGTGGCACTTTAACTGAAGCTACTGGAATCGTTATAAATGATCTTCTTAATCTAAGCTTTAGTGGAGTAGGATCAAGTTTTACAGCAGATAGTAGTTTATCAGCTAATATTGGGCCTGGGGCAGTTAGCTTTATACTTTCAAACGATGCTTTCGACCAGACAAACCAATCACAATTTATACTACAAAAAAGTACAGCTTCAATATTTCATTATCTAGATACAATACCAACAACCTTTTATGTGGATGGTGGTGGAGTTAGAGTTGATTCTGGTTCAAATGCTACTTTAGGGATTTCGTTAAATCAACCAACTACAGGGCATTTTCTGATTGATAACGCAAATAACCAAACAACATTTAAAGATCTATCTGTTACTAAAGCAGGTATTGAATACTTCGCAGATTATAGTGCTGATTTTACTGCTAGAAGCTTAGTTGATAAAAACTATGTTGACAATGCTGTAGCGGGTGGAGGAGCTGTCGATAGCGTCAATGGGTTCACGGGTATAGTCGTGCTTGATACGGACGACATAAATGAAGGGGTTACCAATTTTTACTATACAGATGCTAGGGTGGCTGCAAATGCTGCTGTTGTCCTGAACACAGCCAAGGTCACCAACGCCACACATACGGGAGATGTAACAGGAGACACAGTTCTAACTATAGCAGCAGGAGCAGTAGACCTCAGCATGTTGAGTGCTGGCGGCACTCCATCTATCTCCAAGTATCTGAGAGGCGACTATCAATGGGTCACCCTCCCGTCATTTGGAACGGTAACAAGTGTCGCAATAGCAGGAACTGATGGTATAGATGTGGATAGCGGAAGCCCCATCACCACTAGCGGAACGATAACCCTCGGACTGAATAAGGCCACCACCCTCTCATTCTTGAATGTCCAAGACGGTGCGCAGGTCAATGCGGTCGATAGTGTCAACGGGCAGACAGGTGTTGTCGTCTTGGATGCCGACGATATAGATGACTCAGCGACGTCCCATAAATTTGTCACTGCTACCGACCTCACTATTTTGTCGAACACCTCTGGTGTTAACACTGGTGACCAGACGTCCATATTAGGGATCACTGGGACAAAAGCCCAGTTCGATACCGCCCTTACAGATGGGAACTTTGCTTTTGTCGATCAGGCGAATACGTTTGCCGCTGGTTCCAAGCAGAGGGTACGATCTAGTGCTACCACTGCTGGGTTCGGTATGATAGGGGTCACTGCCGACCCGTCCTCTACTACCAATGGGGACATGTGGTTCAGGGCAGACCTTGGACTCATGAGGTATGTAGAGAACCTTGTCACTAGGACGCTTGTTACTGAGACCAAAACTCAGACACTTACGAATAAGACTATAGACGGTTCTTCGAACACGATCACCAATGTCAGTCTCCTCACAGGGGTAACTGGAAATCTTCCAGTGGCAAACCTCAACACTGGTACAAATGCTTCTGCCTCAACTTTCTGGTGTGGTAATGGAACTTGGGCCACTCCAGCGGGTGGTGTAGGAACAGTTACTAGTGTAGGAACTGCTGGCTCGATCAATGGACTGACTTTGACGGGTGGAACTATAACTAGTTCTGGGACTATTACGTTAGGAGGAACTTTATCTATAAATAATGATGACTGGGTTGGTACTGATTTATCAGTAGCCAATGGTGGAACAGGGGCTAGTAGTCAACTTGGTGCAAGAGCTAATTTAGGACTTACAATAGGAACAAATGTACAAGCTCATAGTGTAATTTTACAAGCTATTTCATCTGCGAGCATCAGTGGTGTCCCTGCAGATCGAATGTTCTACACTAGTGGGCTTGATGCAATCAGCTTGGCTACTATAACTGGAGCAGGAAGAGATTTACTTGACGATGCCACTATAGCTGACCAAAGAACTACTCTTGGACTTGGAAGTTTAGCAATACTCAACACTATAAATAACGGGAATTGGTCTGGATCAGATCTTTCTGTAGCCAATGGTGGAACAGGGACTAGTACTCTGGAAGTCGATGGAATAATGGTGGGTAATGGCGGCAGTGCTGTCAAGACCTTAAAATCTGAATTCAATCAAGCAGTAGATCCTGCTGTAAGTAATGATATAACCCAAGGATATAGTGTAGGCTCAAGATGGGTGAACACCACACTTGATAAAGAATTCGTCTGTCTAGATACTTCAACTGGTGCGGCAGTTTGGAGAACTTCAACAGGTATTGAAAGTGTATTTGATGACCCCTCCCCACAATTAGGAGGAGGACTCTACACTTATGGCCAGAATATTTTTGTAGAGACAAATGACTACATAAACTTTGGGCTTGGACAATTCCTTATCAGGCATACAAGTGCTAATGTTATAGATATATTTTCAAATCATGATGTAGCATGGTCTGCAGCTGGAGGTACAATTGTTAAACTTGCTTTAGGAAGTACCGATGGGACTAACAAATTCCTTATAGATAATAATACTGCAGAGAACCTTTTCTCTGTTTCTTCAGATGGAAAATTTGAGATCCCAAAGTATGGAGCAGGCAACTTCACTGGAACTTCTACTTATGGTCTAGCAGTTACTGCTACTGGAAACGTTGTTGAAGTAGCCCTTGGTGGTGGAGGAGGAGTTACTGTAGAAAATAATAGTACCCCACTTACCACTGTTGCTACTACACTGAATTTTACAGGTGCTGGAGTAACTGCAAGTGGTAGTGGTGCTACCAAGACAATAGAGATCGCAGGTATTCCTTTAACAATATATGATGAAGGGACCCCTTTAACACAAAGAAGCAGACTGAATTTTACAGGTGCTGGAGTAACTGCAACTGATAATGGTACAAATTCAACAGAAGTCACTATCGCAGGAGGAGCCATCGACAGCGTCAATGGACTCACTGGTGTCGTAGTACTGGACACCGATGATATAGCACAGGGTTCCACCAATCTCTACAATCAGGTACATACTGGAGAGGTGACTGGAGGAACCGCCCTCACTCTTGGTGTAACAGCCATATCCAATAAGCCGAACCTAAGCTCACTCACGGGAGCAGAGCAGATGATATTAAATAGCGGGGGGTCTTTGGTCAGTTCCAGCCTAGGAAACATAGTCACTCTTGCTGAGACGGTCTTCATAAGAAGGGATCTTACCAATGCGACCATTGGATCGGTCACTACTGGGCATGTCCTTACAGCTACTACAGGAGGAGAAGCTTCTTGGCAAGCGCCTACACAGAGATTAAGTCAAACACTGGCGGTAAGATGGTTCTTCCCTACAAATAATGCTTGGGTGAGCTGGTCTACGTCAGCAGCTATAGTTGGAGACTGCAATACTCAATATGGAACTGGTTCTACCCCCACCCCAAACTGGCAACAGAGTGGGTTGTACATACCTAATGGCGCAATACTCAAGAGTATGTATTTTGCAGGAAGAGCAAACTCAAGCTTTGGTTCGGTCAAACTTTATGTGGGTTACTATGACGCTAATACTGATGGGACTTTGATAAATAGTGATGTAGAGGCAAATTTTACAGAGATACTATCCTCTACAGTTATTAGTGATTTTGGAAATTCTGCCCTCAGAACAGCAAGTGTAAGCCTTGGTGATTTTGTAGTGTCTGGCAATAGAATGTTGCTATTCTATCTAGGATCTGTCAACAACACATCTGGCGCTCAGAGGAATATGCCATTGAATATCCATTTGAATTACGAGCTATGATAATCAGGAAGATAGCTGTAGGGCCAGACCTTAAGTCTGGAGCAATGCACTACGTGCTGGGCCAGCCTGTTCTCGATAAGACATGGTTCATACACCTCATACAGGTCAACGAAGAAGGATTCATCACTATCTGGATAGAGTCAGAAAAACAAGAGATCCTAGCGTGGAAAAGGTTCGCTCCCTCCATGCCGATAACAATAGAGTACAAGATAGATTTCTGATGCAGTCACCGTACAACTTCATAGTAAGACCAGTTGAGGGCAAGAGGTACTCTAACACCAAACGCATAGGAGGGCTTGACGTTGTGGTCAGCACCTCTGATGAAGACCATAAGTTCTCTAATAGGTATGGCGAAGTGGTAGATGTACCGCTTGGTTATGACGGGCCTATATCAAAAGGAGATATACTCATCGTTCATCATAACGTGTTCAAATTCTACAACGACATGAGCGGAAGGCAGAGGAGCGGAAAGAGTTTCTGGAAGGATGACCTGTTCCTTGTGGACAACGATCAGTTCTTCATGTACCATGACGGTAATACTTGGACTCCTCATGATAGATATTGTTTCGTTCAACCCTTACCACCAGAGGAATCCATTATATTCAAGGGCGAATCAGAACAGCCATTGGTGGGGATCATGAGATACCCTAATGAATACCTGCTCAAGAAGTGCGTTAACTCTGGAGATAAAATCTCATTCAACCCCGACAGCGAGTATGAGTTCTATGTTGACGGTGAGAAGCTTTACAGGATGTTCGACCATCAGATAAACTTTGTGTTATGAGTAATCGAGAATACGAGGGTCTACCCTTGAGAAAATCAAATCGGAATGGACGTAAGAAAGACCAAGGAAAAAATCATAGAGGCAGGGAAGAAGGCGGTGGATCAACTAATAAAGGTGGCGAGGGAAGAGATAAAGAACGAGGAGGGAGGAGACCTGTCAGCCGATAGGTTGAAGAACGCTGCGGCAACAAAGAAGCTTGCGGTGTTCGATGCCTTCGAGATCCTTGAGAGGATAGAGAGGGAGCAGGACATGTTGGACAGCGTGGACAAGGGGCCGAGCCGAACTGAAACAAAAGAAGGATTTGCAGAGCGAAGAGCTAAATAGCATATATCACATCGTAGATGGTCTTGTCACAGACTCCGATAAGAGGAAGACGAACTGGCAATACGGCTATAACGAGAAGTATGACATGGTCGTCATATCCAAGGACGGGACTATCGGTGATGTCTACGAGATAAAGGGATTGAGGGTAGCTCTTCCAAGGCAGCCCAAGCATTGCTATGAAAGGTCATCTAAAAAGAAAGACCAATACTGGGAGAGAGAGGAGCTTCCAAAAGAACTATCCAAGATAAGCACCATCTTCAAGTGGAACGAGATGCCCCATGAGTTCAAGGACAAGTGGATAGACTACATAGAAGAGGAGTTCGAAAGAAGAGAGTCAGGGCATTGGTTCACCAACAATGGTGTTCCTACCTACATCACTGGCTCACACTACATGTACTTGCAGTGGTCTACAATAGACATCGGATACCCAGACTTCAGGGAGGCCAACAGGATACTGTTCATACATTGGGAAGCATGCAAGGCAGACACTAGATCTTTTGGTCAGAACTATCTTAAGATAAGACGATCTGGATTCTCATTCATGGGGTCTAGCGAAGTGGTGAATTTATCCACCATGGCAAAGAACAGGAGGGTGGGTATACTCTCCAAGACTGGTTCGGATGCCAAGAAGACATTCACGGACAAGGCTGTGCCTATAGCCAATAACCTCCCGTTCTTCTTCAAGCCCATACAGGACGGTATGGACAAGCCTAAGACCGAGATGGCCTACCGTGTGCCAGCGTCCAAGATCACCAAGAACAACATGAATGATTCCTTCACTGACGATCAGGAAGGATTGAACACCTCTTTCGACTGGAAGAACACGGACGACAACTCCTATGATGGAGAGAAACTCCTTCTGCTGCTACATGATGAGAGCGGCAAGTGGCTCCTACCGAATAGCATACTTGCCAACTGGAGGGTGACCAAGACCTGTCTCAGGCTAGGTAGTAAGATCATAGGTAAGTGTATGATGGGATCCACTTGCAATGAACTGAAGAAGGGTGGAGATAACTTCAAGTCCCTCTACATGGATTCGGATGTATCCAAGAGAAGCAAGAACGGCCAGACCAAGAGTGGACTCTATTCCTTATTCATTCCGATGGAATGGAACATGGAAGGGTTCATCGATAAGTACGGCATGCCTGTACTCAGAACTCCTGAAGAACCTGTGATCGGAATAGACGGAGAGATGATAACCAAGGGGGCCATAGATTTCTGGGAAGATGAGGTGGAGTCATTGAAGAATGACTCTGACGCATTGAATGAATTCTATCGTCAGTTCCCAAGAACAGAGTCCCATGCATTCAGAGATGAGAGCAAGGCGTCCTTGTTCAACCTCACCAAGATCTACCAGCACATAGACCACAACGACTCTTCCATAATGGAACACCATGTGACAAGAGGAAGGTTCTACTGGAAGGACGGGAATGATTCAGAAGTGGCATTTGCCCCTGATAGGAACGGTAGGTTCTTTGTGTCATGGACTCCGCCAAGGAACATGACGAACCTCAAGTCCAAGAAGGGAGGTCAGTACTATCCAGTCAATGTACACATAGGCGCATTCGGATGTGACTCGTATGACATCTCTGGCGTAGTGGGAGGAGGCGGATCCAACGGTGCGCTGCACGGTCTGACAGGATTCCATATGGCCGATGCGCCTGTCAATGAATTCTTCTTAGAGTACATAGCAAGACCTCAGACCGCAGAGATATTCTATGAGGATGTTCTGATGGCCTGTGTATTCTACAGCATGCCGATACTTGCGGAGAACAACAAGCCTAGGTTGTTGTACCACTTCAAGAACAGAGGGTATAGAGGGTTCTGTATGAACAGGCCAGACAAGCAGTTCACCAAGTTATCCAAGACAGAGAGGGAGTTGGGTGGTATACCGAACACCAGCGAATCCGTAAAGCAAGCTCACGCAACAGCTATAGAATCCTACATAGAGGAGTACATAGGCATCATGGATGATGGCGAGATAAACAACATGCCGTTCCAGAGGACACTGAAGGACTGGGCCAGATTCGACATCAACAACAGGACAAGGCATGACGCCTCGATAAGCTCAGGTCTTGCATGCATGGCGGTCAGAAAACATATCTACCAACCCGTTAAGAAGTCATCTGAAATAAAAGTTAACTTTGCGAGATACCGAAATAACGGAACAGTCAGTGAGATAATAAGATGAAGGATGTAAAGCCAATCATAAAAAGTGCATCGTTCCCAAATGCATTTGCATCCGACTCAGAGAAGAAGACTCAGGAGTATGGGCTAACCATAGGACAAGCTATTCAATACGAATGGTTCAAAGGTGAAGGCAGCAATTGTAGGTTCTACAGCCAGAGAAGAGAGTTCCATGAGAAAAGACTGTACGCATTAGGCAAGCAACCTATCAGTAAATACAAGAACGAGCTTGCTGTAGATGGGGATTTATCCTATCTCAATCTTGACTGGACACCAGTCCCTATCATCCCCAAGTTCGTTGACATCATCGTCAATGGTATGTCAGAGAGGGTCTTCTCTGTGAAAGCATACGCTCAGGACGCTATGTCCCAATCGAAGAAGACCAAGTATCAAGACATGATCGAAGGCCAGATGATAGCCAAGCCTATGCTTGAGACCATCGCTGAGAACACTGGCGCCAACCCATTCAGCGTAGACCCTGAGCAGCTACCGAATACTGACGAGGAGTTGTCGCTGTACATGCAGCTCAACTACAAACCAGCTATAGAGATAGCCGAGGAGACGGCCATCAACACAGTCCTTGACGAGAACGATTACCAAGCCATCAGGAAGATGGTCGATTATGACATCACTGTCATAGGTGTTGGAATGGCAAAGCATGAATTCCAGTTAGGCGCTGGAGTTGTTGTCAATTATGTAGACCCAGCCAATGTGGTGTACAGCTACACAGAGGATCCGAACTTCAAAGACTGTTTCTATTGGGGAGAGGTCAAGACGGTTCAGGTCAATGAACTCAAGAAGATAAACCCATCGCTCACCAATCAGGATCTCGTAGAGATATCCCAATATGGTAGGTCATGGTACAATCAGTATCAAAGGAATGATGTCTATCAGAACGACATGTTCTCTGATGATGTGTGTACTCTACTCTACTTCAATTACAAGACCACCAAGACTATCACCTACAAGAAGAAACTTTCCGAGGATGGCACTGTGAGGTTCATCGAGAAAGATGATACATTCAATCCTCCTCAGGAGATGATGGATGATGCTGGTTTCGAAAGAGTATCCAAGACGATCGATGTCTGGTATGAGGGTGTGATGGTTCTTGGAACAACGGTCATCCTCAAGTGGGAGATGTCGAAGAACATGGTCAGACCAAAGTCTGCATCGCAGCATGCTCTATCCAACTACGTTGCTTGCGCACCTAGAATGTACCATGGAGTCATAGACTCTACCGTTGGTAGGATGATGCCGTTCGCAGACCTTATCCAGATGGTGCACCTGAAGCTACAACAGGTCACCTCCAAGATGGTTCCAGACGGTATCTTCTTGGATGCCGATGGTATCAACGAGGTGGACATGGGTACTGGTAACGCATATACTCCAGATGACGCATTGAAGCTTTACTTCCAGACTGGTAGCGTTGTAGGTAGGAGCTATACGCAGGACGGTGAGTTCAATAATGCTAGGGTTCCGATCACTCAACTGACAGCCTCCTCTGGAATGGGTAAGGCACAGATGCTGATACAGAGCTACAACCATTATCTCGACCAGATCCGAACGGTCACTGGATTGAATGAAGCCGTTGACGCAACGACTCCGAACCCACATGCATTGGTAGGTCTTCAGAAGCTTGCGGCCCTAAGCTCCAACACCGCTACAAGACACATACTTGAAGGTGGTCTAAGGATCTATAAAGGACTGGCAGAAGCCATCACCTACAGGATAGCCGACATACTTGAGTACTCTGACTTTGCAGAAGAGTTCATCAATCAGGTAGGTAAGTACAATGCAAGCATCCTCAGGGATATAAACGATCTCTACATCTATGACTTCGGTGTGTTCATAGAGATATCTCCAGACTCCGAGCAAAAGGCGGAGCTTGATAACAACATCAATATCGCTCTCAAGCAAGGGAACATAGACATCGAAGATGCCATAGACATCAAGGAGATAAAGAACATCAAGCTTGCTAATCAGTTGATAAAACTGAAGAGGAAGACCAAGCAGGATCGACAGGAGAGACTGGCAATGCAGCAACAGGCCATGGCCGCACAGCAGGGAATGCAGCAGCAGCAGATGAAGGCTCAGTCGGATATGCAGACAATGCAAGTAGAGCTTCAAGGCAAGATGCAATTGAAGCAAGCCGAGGTCGCATTCGACATAGAGCGAGTGAGGAACGAAGCCGACCTCAAGTTGATGTTGATGCGTGAGGAATTCGAAATGAACATGCAGCTCAAAGGGTTGGACTTGGAATCCCTCAATCAAAGGGAGGACAAGAAGGAAGAGAAGAAATCCGAAAGGATAAGCCAGCAGAACACTCAGCAATCAAAGCTTATCAATCAAAGGAAGAACAACCTTCCGCCACTTAGCTTCGAATCCAACGAGGACTCACTGGATGGTTTCGATCTAGCTGAATTCGAACCTAGATAATTTATCCTTAGTTTTGTAACTAAATCATATTGGAATGGAATTCAAAGTAAGAGCAGTATCAGCAGGAGAAGAGAAGTCTTTATCAGAAAGAGAACAGGAAGCCATTGACAAAGTGGATTCAGAGAAGAAGGAGGAAGCTGCCGTTGTAGAAGAAGAAGAGATCAAAGTAGAGATGAAGGAAGAGGATGTCCTCTCGTTCATGTCTAACAAGTACGGCAAGGAGCTTAAGTCCCTTGATGATCTGATGAAGCAGCCAGAGGTTGTGGAGCCAGACCTACCTGAGGACGTCAAAGCCTACGCCAAGTACAAGAAAGAAACTGGGAGAGGTATCGAGGATTTCATGAAGTTGAATAAAGACCTTGATAAAGTATCCCCTGAGCGCCTACTGAAGGACTATCTATCTGAGACGAACCCTGAGTTCGATGAGGAAGATGTCGCCATCATGATGAAAGAGTACGTATATGATGCGGAACTCGATGACGAGGACGAGGTCAGTAAGAAGAGGCTGGCTCAGAAAAGAAAGATTGCTGAAGCTAAGAACTACTTCTCAAAGCAGAAGGAGACATACGCAGTGCCTATCGAGTCGAAGGCGTCTGCTGTCCCTGAAGCGGACAAAGAAGAGTACGAACGCTACAAGCAGTATATGACAGAAGCAACCACCTTGGAGGAGGAGAATAAACGAAGAGTCGATTATTTTCTAGACAAGACAAGCTCACTGTTCGGAGATGGATTCAAAGGTTTTGAGTTCACCGTTGATGATCAGAAGTTCGTCTACAATCCATCTGATGCTGCCGAACTGAAGAAGATACAGAGTGACCCATCTGGTTTTGCCAAGAAGTTCTTGGACGATCAAGGTCTGCTCTCTGACGCAGAAGGGTATCATAAAGCCTTGGCTGTTGCGAGGAATCCTGAGAAGTTTGCCAAGTTCTTCTTTGAACAAGGAAGGGCGATGGCGCTGGACAAGACGATGAAAGACATGAAGAACATCGACATGAAAGAACGTAAGCAGCCAGAGGTAACATCCAAAGGAGGACTCAGAGTCAGGTCTACAAGCGAACCCTCTTCTGGGCGAGGCTTGAAGATTAGAACATAGAATTACAGACCATTAAAAATTAGAAAAAATGGCAGGACAAGTAGATGCAATCCCAACCTTTGGATTGACACCAGCCCCACAACAAGTTGCATTGGGCAGCAACTACATAACCAACTTCGACTTCTTGAGTCAGTATCTTCCAGATACCTACGAGAAGGAGTTCGAACGATATGGTAACCGATCGGTAGCTTCATTCTTGCGAATGGTGTCTGCCGAACTACCTTCTGAATCAGATCTCATCAAGTGGACTGAGCAAGGAAGGCTGCACACCAAGTATACTAGCTGTACATCTTCCTCATTAGTTAACTCTGACACAGCCACTATAACTGTAGCTGACACTGGTGATCCAGCGTTCTCTGCGGACAATGGTATCGCTATCAGGGTCGGTCAGACCGTTCTTTTATCTGGAACAGCAGGAGTGAACCACGCAGTTGTCTATGGCGTAAACCTAGGAAGCAACACATTTGATGTTGCCTACTATGAGGCTGGCGGCCAAGTCTTTGCACAAGGAGCCACGGTATCTGTCTTCGTCTACGGTTCGGAGTTCAAGAAAGGAACCAATGGCATGCAAGGAAGCAATGAGGCAGTGCCTGATATCTTTGAGGTCTCTCCTATCATCTTGAAGGACAAGTATGCGGTCAGTGGATCGGATATGGCTCAGATCGGATGGGTGGAAGTGACCACTGAGAATGGAGCGACTGGATACTTATGGTATTTGAAGTCCGAGCATGAGACCCGTCTCCGCTTTGACGACTACCTTGAGACATCCATGATCGAGGCGGTTCCAGCGGAACTTCTTTCTGGAGCTATTGCCGCTACAGGAGACGTGGGTAACAAAGGAACAGAAGGTGTGTTCCATGTTGTTTCCACCAGAGGTAACGTGTGGTCAGGAGGTAATCCTACCACGCTTGCTGAATGGGATCTAGTAGTATCCCGTCTTGACAAGCAAGGAGCAATTGAGGAGAACGCGATCTTCAACGATAGGGACTTCGGTTTCGATATCGATGACATGGTGGCTTCTCAGAATGCGAACTACGATGGTGGTACGTCTTGGGGACTATTCAATAACGACAAAGAGATGGCGTTGAACCTTGGATTCATTGGATTCAGAAGGGGTTACGACTTCTACAAGACGGATTGGAAGTACCTGAATGATCCTACCATGAGAGGCGGATTGACTGGCGCAGCAAAGATCAACGGACTTTTGGTTCCAGCAGGAACCACTACCGTGTACGATCAGGTACTGGGCAAGAATGCCAAGCGCCCATTCCTTCACGTCCGTTACCGTGCTTCCGCAAGGGAGGATCGTAAGTACAAGACGTGGATGACTGGATCCGCTGGCGGAGCAAGCAACTCAGATCTCGATGCAATGGAAGTCAACTTCCTTTCAGAGAGAGCTATCTGCACGTTGGGAGCTAACAACTTCTTCCTCTTCACGGACTAAGATTTGTTGTATGTATGTGAGAGAAGCGTCCTATTATGGGGCGCTTCTTTTTTTTTATACCTTTGGTTCAAATGGCAGCTAAGAAAGATTCCAAGTTAGTAAAGGCAGGAGTGTCAGGCTACAATAAGCCAAAGAAAACTCCATCACACCCGACCAAATCACATGTTGTTGTAGCTAAGAAAGGCTCTGAGACAAAGCTTATCCGCTTCGGGCAACAAGGAGTGAGTGGGGCTGGAAAGAACCCTACATCGGAAAAGGACAAGAACAGGAAGAAGTCTTATTACGCCCGTCACAATGCTCAAGACTCTAAGCCTGATAAGCTATCAGCTAGGTATTGGTCACATAAAGTAAAATGGTAATGGCAAAAAAGACAACCACCACCCGCAATGCATCCTCTGGAGTCATGAAGACGACCATGAGGACAAGTAAGAACGGCACTGAAAAAGTGAAAGAGACAATGTTGACTGGCCCGAACAGGGGGTCGACGCTCATCACAAAGCGCACGCCATCGACATACAAGAGCAAGATGGTAGAGAAGGCTTCTGGTAAGAAGTACGGCGTAGACAAGATGAAGGTCAACAAGGCGGGGGTCGTAAAGAACAAGGCTAGGGGCTATTAGCCTGATAAGCTATCAGCTAGGTATTGATCACATAAAGTAAAATGGTAATGGCAAAGAAAGCAACTACAGTTCGCAAAGGCGAATATGGAAATATCAAGACGACTACTAGTATCAACAAGAAAGGTACTGTCAAAAGCAAGGAGACTATGGTCTCTGGTACTTTTAAAGGTTCTTCGTTGAAGACTAAGAGGACTGCTTCAGGCGACTATAAAAGCAAGTCGGTAGAGAAGTCAAATGGAAAGACATACGGTGTAGATAGAACGAAGACAAAGAAGGGCGTTACTAAGACACGAGGATACTAAGATCGAGGTTTTCCATACCTTTGCATCTAATTCAAATTCAAATTCAAATGGCTGATAAAATACTCACAGACAAGTTCTATAAGCTCAAAGGAAAGTCTGCCCCTTTGTCGCACTCGATACCATCCAGAAGTAATAAGTCCTTCTCCCTCCTGTACTTCGATGAGAAGACTGGTACTAACAGGCCGCTCAGGTACTCTCCTAATCAGAAGTCTCCGTTCGAAGATGAACAGGACGGTAACGTAGTCCTTGAGCCTATCGTTTTCACAAACGGAACGCTCATGGTTCCAAAGCAGAACCAAGTGCTTCAATCATTCCTTCATTACCATCCGTTCAACGGGACTAGGTTCGAAGAGATCAACAATGAAAGAGATGCTGAGAAGGAAGTTGAAGACATCAACTCTGAGGCTGACGCACTTATCTCCGCAAGGGGCATGGAGGTGGAAGAGCTGGAGATGATAGGGCGAGTCCTCTTCAATAAGGATGTCACGATGATGACCACCGCTGAATTGAGAAGGGATATCTTGGTATTCGCAAAAAGGAACCCTAAAGATTTCTTATCAGCGACCTCTGACCCACAGATCGTATTCAAAGCAAAGCTTCAAAGGTTCTTTGACGAGAAGCTTCTCACATTCAGGAAGCAGAAGAAGGAGGTATGGTATAGCCTACCTACCAACAGAACAAAGATGCTTGAGGTTCCTTTTGGGAAAGACCCAATGTACATAGTCGGCTCATTCTTGAGTAGCGATGAAGGACTAGAACAACTGAAGTTCCTAGAGGATACGCTAGAGAACCTGTAAGACAAACCCCCTGTACGAGAGGTCTGACGGTAAAGGATTGAGGAGACTCATTCTGCCGATCAGACCTCTTACTTTTTACCTACATTTGTGAAAATGCCCACAGATGATAAACTCCGTAAGGAATACAGTACTGTCAATACTCAATAAGAACAATTACGGGTACATATCTCCATCTGATTTCAACCTATTTGCCAAGCAAGCTCAGTTAGATATCTTCACATCGTTCATGAGTGACTACAATGAACAGATAAACAAGGAGAATTCTAGGATATCTGGGACGGAGTATGCCGACCTGAGGAAGGCGATAGAGGCTGACATCGATGACTTCTCTGTAACGAATCCGTTACAACTGGATTCCTCCAACAAGTACTTCCTTCCGTCATTGACCACCACTGGTGATGAGGCGTTCTTCATAAACAAGGTTCTATCCTACACTGAGCTACTGGCTAACGGAACCACTGATGGAACGGTGGTTGCTGAAAACCAATGCGTTGATTCAACAGCAGACTTCATAGAAGATGGAGTAGCAGTCGGAGATATAGTGGCGTTGATAGCTGACAGTATAGTGGAGTACGTTACGGTACTCGCTGTCACAGAAACATCTATCACAACGACTGGAGTCTTATGGACGGTGACCGATATACCATACGCTGTGTATCGCCCGACAAAGAAGGAGATGGAGAGAGTGACGCACTCCAAGATAACCATGCTTGAGAATGCTCCACTCATTATGCCGAAGACCGACTGGCCTGCATACACGCAGGAAGGCATAAGACTTACTGCATACCCTAGCGAGATATCTACTGTTGGTAGGGTGGTAGCGCAATACCTCAGGTTCCCAAGAGAACCTAAATGGACGTTCGTGTCACTGACAAGTGGTGAGCCTATGTTCGATCAGTCACAACTAGATTATCAGGACTTTGAGTTGTCGTTGGATTTCGAGAACATGTTGGTCAGCAAGATCCTGCAATACGCTGGCATGTCGATAAGGGAGATAACTGCTGTGCAGTTCGGCCAAGCTGATGAGCAGATGGAAAAACAAGCAAAGCAATAATAGATGTACCTATCTCAGTATCAATACTATGACAATGCAGGGCAGACGCCAAGAGATAAGAACTGGGGTTCGTATCAATACGTGTCGCTATACGACATAGTCAACAACTTCCTCCTCAACTACACTGGCAACCATAGCTTGGTGAATAACGAAGAGCGATTCAAGGTTCTCTTCCATGCCAAGCGTGGTATACAGGAACTGAACTATGACGCATTCAAAGAGATCAAGGCGCTTGAGCTTGAGGTCGATGATCAATTGAGATTCATACTCCCCTCGGACTTTGTGAATTGGGTGAGGATCTCTGTCAATAGGAACGGGCTACTTCATCCTCTTACAGAGAACGCTCAGGCCGTGACATCAAAGGCGTACCTACAGGACAGTGACTACGACATCTTGTTCGATGAGGACGGTAACGCGCTGTCCCCAGAGTTCTCTGAATTGGACATCAAGCGGATCTTAGGACAGGCTCCTACCATATACCTCAATTCAGGGAATCAATACAACGGTCATCTCGGATACAACTGCGATGGTAATTGGTATTTCGGGTACAGGATGGGAGCTAGGTTCGGTCTTCAGACTGGAACAGCCAATGCCAATCCCACATTCGCTATCGATAAGAAGCGAGGCGTCATAAACTTCAGCTCCATCATGGCTGGAGAGATCGTGGTCGTTGAGTATATATCAGATGGTATGGAGGGTGGCGATGACTCATTGGTCTCAGTGAACAAGCTTTTCGAAGAGTACATCTACGCCTATATAAATTACTGCATACTTGATTCCAAGCTTGGTGTTCAGGAATACATAGTGAATAGGGCTAGAAAAAGAAAGACAGCCCTGTTGCGCAACGCAAAGATCAGGATAAGCAACATACATCCTTCAAGGCTACTGATGGCTATGAGAGGTCAAGATAAGTGGATCAAGTAAGATGGCTAACCTACAGAGATTCTTCAGTCTAGGAAAGATGAACAAGGTCGTGGACGAAAGGTTCGTCCCGAACGGTGATTACATCGATGCCATGAACATCAGGATGGGGTCTACCGAGAGCGATGAGATCGGAGTCTTGACCAATACCCTTGGGAATTCCAAGCTCACATCCTTGAACTTCTTAGGCACATCACTAAGTGCTGATGCTAGGTGTATAGGTGCATTCGATGATGGAGCTTTTGAGACGATATACTGGTGTGTACATGATCCATCCTTTGCGTCAAGCCCAACTGGAAAGTTGGATCTAGTGGTCTCGTATAGCACCAACAACGCAGTCACCACGTATCACATAGTTAGCATGTGGGATGGTGAGGGCGTTGCAGCACAGGGCGCAACGACTCTTAATTTTGACCCACTCTACCTTATCACTGGCATGGATAAGGTTGAAAATCTACTCTTCTTCACGGACGGGAATGTGCAGCCTAGAAGAATAAACGTAAAGAGAAATTACCCAACGCCAATTGGAGGAGTGGACGGGTTCACTGAGCAGGACATATTGGTCGTAAAGAAGCCGCCAGTAAATTCACCATCCATACTCCCTATCGCAACAGCAAGCAATTCAGAGTTCCTTAGCGAAAGGTTCATATGTTTTGCTTATAGATACAGGTATGAGAACAACGAGTACTCCGCTACATCTCAATGGTCGGAGCCATCGTTCTATCCAAGCACCTTCTCCTTCTCGTTCGCAAGTAACTTGAATGAGGGCATGATCAACAGCACCAACTCTGTAGAGGTGACGTTCAACTCTGGGTCTAGTTCAGTTGTAGGGGTGGACATCCTGTTCAAAGAGATGGGTAACTCTATCATAAAGGTCATTGAGAAACTCGACAAGGGAATCCTTGGTTATGCAGACGACACTGACTACACCTATACTTTCACCAACAGCAAGATATTCAGCGTACTACCATCCTCTGAGATACTTAGGCTGTATGACAATGTGCCGTTGACCGCAGAGGCCCAGACCATAATGGGTAACAGGGTCATGTACGGAAATTATACGGAAGGTGGAGACATGGTAGACCTCAATGGATACCCTACAAGGTTGGAGTTCGTGTCCGATCTTGTGTCTGAAGACATAGGGTTAACTAACGTCACCGATAACACAGAGAATGGGGTTTATTCCATTGCTACGCCATCCTACTCTGTGACTGGCTGCATTGTGTCGTTCGATCTATCTGAATCAGAGGGAGTCCTTAATGAAGGAGCGAGCTTCACATTCAGGATGGTGTTCAATCACTATGATTTTGAATTCGCTGGAGGTGCTTCAGACCCAAATGAAGAGACCAGCGACATAGAGATAGGCTTCACCTTCATCCTTCAGCAGGACTACAGCTCTATTTACGAGATGGCTTCAAGCGAGGCTTTCTTAAATAGAATAGGAATTGCTGGAACGATACTCCCAGTGGATGAGGCATGTGACGGCATAACCCTTACTGACTACTTCAATTGCTTTATTCCTCTAACTCTTGGGGATGTAGGGAACGTGTATCAGAAACTACAGAGTGGTATTGATGACATCAATGAGCCGATCCGCGTCATATCCTCTCAGGGAAGCAGCAGTATCAAGTTCCAGATTCCAGCAATGAGATTCGTTGATGATGTTGATACACCGACTCAAAGCGTTTATGAATACTACAAGATAATCAACGCCGCTGGTTTCTTCCAGCAGATATCAAACCCAACAAGCCTTCACAGCAACAGAGGTTACGAGGTAGGCATCTCATACATGGACGAGTACTCAAGAGCAAGCCCTGCCCTTGTGAGTGAGAACAACAATCTATTTGTTCCATGCAGTGCGTCTGATAAAAAAAACTCGATACAAGTGTCTATCCCTACATCTCAAGTGGCTCCGTCTTGGGCCAAGAGGTACAAGTTCCTTATAAAAGCTGATCGAGATGGGTACGAGACTATTTATTCTAGGTTGTTCTTCAACAATGACGATGACAATACGGCTTGGCTTCTACTTGAAGGAGAGAATGCAGCCAAGGTAGAGAAGGGATCTAGACTCATAGTCAAAGCAGACTCCAATGGGCAGATAGATAATTGTACTTACGCCACTGTCCTTGAGAAGGAAGCCTTAGGAGCAGGGGTCGCTGACGAAAGCGGGGTGGGGGCTGGAGACGGAGCTGCCCCAGCAGGAGCCTATATGAAGATAAGCACCTTCAATTTCTCAACTGATCTTATACCGAATCAGAACATATACTTCGGATACAGAAAGAAGATAGAGAACGACAGAGGCGATTCCCCAAGACTCTTCTACCCGCTAAGTTTGTCAGACACGGTCGGGCCGCTACCTTGGATAGACTATAGCATACCGCAAGGGACTGTTATAAACTTCTACGTGAGAATGATAAGGAAGGGTTCTTGGGGAGGGAATGGAAACTGCGAACTCAGGGAATATATTTTTGACAAAGAGTTTGTAGCGTCCACCGACTACGACAGTATAGAAGATTGGTTCTATGGTGACAACTTCGGACTATCTGTAAATAGCGGTACTCAGAATGTGGGAGGAAACTCTGGAAACCCAGCAGTGCAGAACACATTTTTAGAGCCAACGGCTGTATCTCCACCGAACTTTGGTTCTGAGTCCATTAATTATTGGCAGCTATACAGGAACACGACAGATGCTGTTGGGCCTCCGTCTACCAGTAATCTCAACAAGTTATACCTAGTCATATCGGGAACTAAATCATGCGGCTCAAGCGACAACAATGAGTCCAAAGTGGAGGCGAGCATAGCTGTGTTCAGAACTGGTGCGACCATTGTCTTTGAGACAGAGCCTTTAGATGCTGCTCCAGATATATGGTTTGAAAGTGAGCAAACATTCGACATCAACGATCAGGGTGAACACATGGGCAATGTGCAAGACCAAGACATCCTACTGAATCAGCCAGCTATAATCGATACAAGCTTCTTTAATTGTTGGTCGTTCGGAAATGGAGTTGAGAGCTACAAGATCAGGGACTCTATCATAGGCAAAAGAATAACCCTAGGCAATAGAGTAACGTCCACTCAAGAGAAAGACTACGAGCTTTCGGAACGATTCGCTGACATCACATACAGCGGTATCTACAACGAGGAGTCCAACGTCAATAAACTGAATGAATTCAACCTAGGACTCCTGAACTTCAAGAACCTAGAGATAGCGTTCGGCCCTATAAAAAAGATGTTCGGAAGGAGAAAGGACGTGATGGTTCTTCAAGAGGATAGGATATCTTACGTCTTATCTGGGGCCAACATATTGTCAGACCTATCCGCTGGAAACCTACTCACCTCTGTACCAGACGTACTTGGAGACCAGTTCGTCAGGGTGGAACAGTATGGTATAAGCAACAACCCAGAGAGCTTTGTGGAATGGGGAGGCATGAAGTACTTCACAGATGCCAAGAGGGGCGCTGTCATACAGCTCAGAGGAGGAGCAGAAGGCCAAGACCAATTGACTGTCATCTCAGAAGCTGGTATGAGGACATGGTTCAGAGACCTGTTCATAGACTCATTCAATACTCAGAAGCTTGGTGGGTACGACCCATACATGGACGAGTACGTATTGAGTAGTAATGAAATACTGAATCCATCAGATGAAGAGTGTGTCTCTTGTGGTGTAGTGATGACGTTCAATGTAAGTCCTAGCAACCCAATTTCATTCTGCACTGATTTCAGTGGGATTGTTGGAGACGTCCAAGTGAGATGGCAAGTGTTGTCTGGAGATCAGCTTTTCGAGATAGTCACCACATATAATTCTATACCCAATTCCTCTGGCCCAGCCAACGGGAACGGAGACTTTACATTCGACAAAGACTCGGTATCTGTGAATCAAGCGACAACAACGATAACCAGTATCGGTGATGGAGATGGCAATGTTGTTCAGATTGTGGTGGGATGTCCTCAAGCTCAAATAATAACCATCGTAGAGGTCGTGGTCACAGGACTGCCAGATGTAGGCAAGTTCATTCATACAGAATATAGGTGGGAGGATGGTTCATTCATATCTCCTCTTCACTCTGCGTTGACGGAGTTTCAGGATAGTGATGACAACCCTATAGTCTCAAGATATAACCTTATCACTGGGCCTCAAGGGGCTGGCATCATCCCCTCAGACACGGCCACAGTAAGGCTCTACACCAACAAGTTTGCTTTCGATGATTTTGTATTCGACCCAGTCTACAACAACTTCAGATATTTGAGGACTGAAACTGTATACGAGAATAACGAGACGGACATAAACCTACTGCTGCCAGCAGCAACAGTAGCGACACCCATAGTGGACACTGGCGCTCCAGCCCTGTACTACGTTGATTTTGAAATGCCAGATACGGGCGAGAGTAGGCTGTACCTGATATGGGACTTGAGGAAGCCAGTTGTGATAGAGCTTTGTTATGGCGTCACCGCTTATGAGGCTTGCTGTAATTGTTAATAGAGAAATAGAATGGCTACATTATACATAAACGGAGTATCATTCTCTACCGCCACAGCGATATACACAGACCCGCAGTTGACGACCTGTGCCCCAGATGGGTTCTATTCTTTCGAGGGGGCCGTAAGGGAATTGTCTGGGTGTGTCTTACAACCTATAGGCATATGTGATGAGTGTATACCTCCTTGTGGACAGATATTGCAAGTCCAAGGGACCCAAGGATTTTATAGCTTGCCTACAAGTCTTGGATCAGATATAGGCGCAGTTGCAGTAAGGTTTTATACAGGAGGCATACCAGATGGTATAAGGGTCATTTATGATGGAGTGATATATAACAAGTTAAGCTGTACTCTAGATGGATATCATGGGACAACCACTAATGATGGATTCACCTACTTAGGGAATGCTGATAACATCTGTGTAGACAACGGAGTAGGAGGGAACCCGTTAATTGATGGATCACCATATGACCTAAGCAGATATGAATGGTCGCCATCTATATCTGACTTTGTAGACACAGGGCTTACAGAAACTGTTAACGTGGTAGCTGGAGATATTTCAACGGTCTTAGGGTGGACAGGGATATGGGCAACTATGGTGATACCTAAAACAACCCTGACCCCAACAAGTTTATTGGCTGAAATATCTGCTCCCTGCCCGAACGGAACTGGTTGGTACATAGAGGTATTCTGCCCAGTTGTATTGACGCCTTTCGCAAGCACCTCCATAGAGGCCAGCTCGATCAATGCTTGCGCCTCAGGTAGCTCGGTCACGTATTACAACTATCCCATTTCTGGAACGGCTGGCAATCCAGCGGTAAATGACTTCGTGTTCTCTGATGAGAATGGAGCCAACCCCCTCCCTGCTGGATGGTATAAATTCGGGACAAGCGCATTTGAAACAAATGACTTCGGGGTCATAATATCAATGGTATCCTGCTAATGGCGAACTACACCCTTACATATTCAGAGTCGGCACAAGGATTCCCGTCATTCTACTCTTACTACCCAGAGTGGATGATAGGGATGAACCAGTACTTCTACACATTCAAGAACGGCAACCTCTACAGGCACAATGTGAATGAGGAGAGGAACACCTTCTATGGAGTATATACCCCTTCATCAGTGAGGTCTGTGTTCAACGATGTGCCGATAGAGAACAAGCTCTTCAAGACCATGACTCTAGAAGGAACGAACTCATGGGACGCCCTGATGCAGACGGACTTGCAGAACTCTGGATTCATAGAGGCGGACTGGTTCCAGAAGAAGGAGCAGAGCTGGTTCGCATTCGTCAGGAATATCGGAACGGTTCCAGTCGGACAGCCAGAGTACGCACTCAGGTCATTGAACGGTATAGGTAGGAGTTCGGCCGTGACCTTTGACACGGGGATAGCAATCATCAACTTCGCAGTGACGATATCCATAGGAAGCATAATGAGTATAGGTGATCTGTTCTATTTCTCAGAGCCTCCATATGATACACCAGTCTTGGGTGGTCAAGTCACGCTGATCGAGGTGGATCTCAGGCGAGGAGTGAACAGGGTGACTATAGACACCACCATCCCTGACACTGTTCCGATCCCTATACAGGACGCGTTCTACCTATACGTGAAGAATGCAGTTTCCGAATCACATGGCGTCCTTGGACACTACTGTGTGTTCGATATCACCAATGATTCCACGGAGGAAATAGAATTATTCTCAGTGAGGTCAGAGGTCATGAAGAGCTATCCGTGAAATACCTACCTTTATCAGGCATATGGGACTGTTGAGTAGATTCAAAAAAGAAGACCCGTCAGATATCCTTTGGGGAATACACAAAGAGAGGGGGCTGTTATGGGAATCTATAGAGCAGTTCAGGCAAGACATCTCGCAGATAAAGGGTGCGGTACTACACCACACTCAGGAGATGGAGGACACGTTCCCGTTGAAGCACCACCTGAAAGATGGTCTATACACGAGGACGATCTTCATGCCGAAGGGTAGTTTGGTGGTGAGCTTCATACACAAGACCAATCACCCGTCCTTCTTTATGAAGGGAGAGATGTCGGTACTGGTGGATGACGGGGATGTCAAAAGGATAAAGGCTCCTATGGTCATCCATACCGAGGTCGGCACACAGAGGGTGGCCTATATGCATGAGGACTGCGAATGGACGTGCGTGTACAGGACGGACGCATCGACTGTCGAGGAGGCAGAGAAAGAAGTATACACAGATGATTATCGGGAGCTACCTGATGGTATCATCGCAAAACGATTAGAGAAATGGCTGGAGTATCAACAGGATTGATAATAGCAGGGCTTGGGATCTCTGC